TTTTGCATTAGTAGTTCCTTTTTCCTTTAACGTTTTTACCCGGAGGGCCGTCTTTGCGATTCTCCGGAGCCGAACTACCATTGGCAGCTTTTATGACTGGAATCTTGTTAGTACCCATAATAGGACTTGTCGTACTACCTGGATAACCTGTTGTGTATAATGGTCCTGATGGAAATACATCTGGGTCAGCACCGCCTGCTATTGTAAAATCACTTGAATACTCGTTGCCTACAACTACTCTCTTGTAAGGATCAGCACCATAGTATTCGCTTGCCTTTTTGCTTTCTGCATTCTCAGGTTGCTCGCCTTCATCTGATCCAAGTACTGGATTAGGTTGCTCTTCATAACCTTTGATTTCCTGTTCAACACTATCAGCATAGTCTAATTGTTGCATAATAATGTGATTTGGGTTCATTCCTAACAGCTCTGCAATTTGTATTATCTGCGGAGGTGTAGCTGGATAATTGAAAGTCACATCCATAAATGTGGAACTTTCATTTTCAGCTTCTGGAAAGTCCGCTAGTACTTTTTGTATTGGAGTCTTCTTTGGTTCTGTCATCTTAACAACATCAAACTGCTGAAGTTTTTCTTCCAATGCGTTTATTAGTTCTGCATCTACATCGCCGAGAATTTTGATTCTGTAATCAAAAGTTTGACGTGTTTCTACAAGGTATTGTGCAAATGATTTCATCTTATGTTCCTTCTATGCAGTATTTAGCAGAATGCATATTATTTCTCTGCTTTATCTTTGTTCAGTAATCGATCTAAAAGTGCGTTTCTATCTAATACAACGCCGGTTCCGTCTACTGTTTCTTCTTTGTTAACGTTTACTTTTTGATCAAGGTTTGCCTTTTTAAGTTGTAAGTCAACCATCTTTAGTTTCTTATTTAATTTAGCAGTTTTGGCAGTGATAGCATGTCCGAGCATGGTACTTGCTACACCAAATATGTCGCTTGCCCATCGGCTGTCTACATTCATTCCTAGATCCATCATGTCTTCGTAGCCTTTTACAGCTTTACCAGCAAGATCATCCATTTCGGTATCGCTTGCTTCTAGTCCTCTGACTAGCGGTAAAGCGGCTTGTACTTTATCAAGTTCGCTCAGTGTATTTTGCATTACTGGATTGTTTTCTGGGATAGGTTCGGGTACATTGTCAGGAGTAACTTCGTCAACAAGACCTTCTGTAGTAGGCAAATCAAATAGTTCTTCTAGTTTCTTTGTCATGCGATTCCTTTAAACATTTTGGACATATGCAATCTTGTAACTCGGTACTTATAGTTACTAACGGTTCAACAATACACCAACAGGTGTCGTTTGTATCGCAAGTAAATCTAGTGTTACATAGTTCGCATATCTTCATTTTACTTATTTACACCTCTTGTGCCTTGTAATCTTTGCTTTTCCATGCATACACTGCATCAGATATTTCTTGTGTGTTTGTAGGAAACGTTTCAGATATCAACAAAGGGTGATCATAACATCTAAATATTTTTGAGACTTTATATAGTATCCATGCTTCTTCGATTAGTGTTAAGTCAATAACCGGCATGCTATTTTGTTTTAAGATAGCGTCAATTAGCAATTTACATTTTTGTTGACTATGGTATCCTTGGTTCTTACTAATAAAGTCTTGCCACAATAAAGCACACTTCTCTGTTGGATAAAAATTAAGATTTAAGAAATATGCACACTGGTTTAGATTATAGTAGAATTCTTCTAACGTAAAAAAAGCTGATAGAGGAAAAATATGTTTACTTCCGGTGTGATTGAAAGTGTTCATTAGATCCAACCCGTTTGATGTATCATTCAACTTACTGTAGAAATAGTTTCTTATTGTATGTTTACTATAGTTGTCCTGTACGCCGTGTTGTCTTATTATATCGTTGAGAAAACCTTTTGCTTTAGTTACTGAAGTTAATTTATTAATTGTGTTTATGTGCAAGTTACGTACATCTATTTTTTCATCACCGGCCCGAATCATACTGTTAGTAATAGCAGCGAGTAAATCTGATTCGCTAACATGTATTTCCACAACACGATCGTTAGCATCAAAAGGTATTTTAAAGTGTGAGAAGTGATTTTGCTGAATAGAGGGTTGATACTCTTCCAATATATGCTTGTTATGACAAGCTCCGGAATCATTAAATAATGACTTTCCTATAAGAGTTTCATTTTTATATACAAACATATCGAGTATAACTTCTAAAAAGTTACCATGACAACCAGCAAAAAAGTCAATTTTATCCATATGCATACTTATCGACGTTTTTTTCCTTGATGGAATATGTCTTCTTCAGTAACAACTCTAAACGTAAGGCCATTACGTTTGCACCATTTCTGTGCGGCATCCCATTTAGCATAGTTTACTGCAACAACCATCTTGTCTCTATTACTTGCTTTGCTTTCTAATATGCTTTGTTTTTTAGGCTTTATTTCAATTAGTTCAGTGACAACTTGATTGTTTTTGTTTCTGTATTGTATTAGGAAATCTGGAATGTATCTTGTTGGTTTACCAGTTAGCGGGTTTCTGTAGGGTATTGCAAGAGATTCACTTGACCATGTGATAATATGATCATTACTATCACAAAATCTCATAAAGGCTAGTTCCCACCCACTTCTGTACTTAGGAGCACCCTTACCAGCATACTTTCTTTGATTCATTACGGTATATGTACCTTGTTGAAACTTGGACATGACTCACCTATATGAGTATGTTACGTGCAACATATTGATTTGGAGTAGCAGTATTTGTAATTCCAAGCAGAGTTGTATTACTACGATTATTATTGAGGTAATATGCTAAAGTTGCTGTTATTTGAACTTGGTTTTGATTAGTGAGTTCGTTTAGAATATCTTCTACTGCACTACCTGTATCTTCGCTAACTTGAAATACTGTAAGTGTGAAGTTTTTAGCCGCAAACTTGTCGTCAAAGATACTAGCAAAAAAACTATAAACAGTATCATAAGCATTGCTATCAATAACCAACTCTCTATTATAGAATTCATCAAATGCTCTTACAGTAGGATCAGTTCCAGGATTTGTATAATTTAATGTTGCCATTACGGACCTGTTGTTTTTGGTTTAGTGCCAGTTTGATCATTTATTGTCACTGGACCAGTTGTATTTAAGGTTACCTCTACCTGAGCTGGTTTCAAAGTCGCGATAGCGTCCTTACCAACGGCTTGAATATTTGGTTTGTTTGGAAACAGTACACCGCGAGCTGCACCTGGTAGTGTTTGTTTGATTTCACCACGTGCTATATTAAGTGATTCTGTTTCTATAATCTGATTTAGGTCTCTGCCTTTAAATGTTTCATATGCCGTACCGCCTTTTTGTATAGCACCAACAACACCTGCTAAGTTACCTGCACTTAGATCGGTTATAATACCTCCAGCGGCATCAATTAGTCCGCCTTGTCCAAATACAGTAGCGGCACTGCCTGGTCGACTTAGAGGACTAGTAACTGTATCATAGTTTGCTGGATTAGCAAAACTTGGTATTGCACCATCTGGCTTGCCACCTGATAATGCTCCGTGATAGTATTTTACAGTTTCATAATCAAAGGTGAAAGTGTTTTGCATTATACCGGCACCTTCTGAATAATTGTAAGTATCATGTTCAAAACTACTGATAATTGGATTAATAAGTGTATAAGCTGCCCACTTGTGATCGTTCATTCCAAAAATTGTTATGTCTCGGAAAAATGCTGGCTTACCTTGCCGTGCACCATCCATATAACTTTCACCTATGTAGCCCCAGTCGTTTATTTCTCTATCTTGTGTATAGATATCCCTAAAGCCATACGGGAACGCGGCTCCAGGATCAACGCCTTGTGCGTTAGGCCCTAGACTTCCGTTTGTAACTGCGGCATCAAAATATTTTTGACTTGCATCTTTGTAGTAGTAAGAAAAATAGTTGTACCAAAGGGTTCTACTAAGATCACTGGTATCATCATGCATTATACACGTGATAGGATCGTAGTTAATACTTGTTTGTACTTTGCGTTTTCTGTTATACTGGTTGAATGTATCAACGTCAAATTTATATGATGGTAGTTTTATTTCTTTAACAAGCAAATTTAAATTTTGTAAGTCGTCGGTTTGAAAAACATTAGCAAGTTGTGGTATTTGCTGTATATTTAGACTGAAGACCACATGGAATAGAAATTTACGACGTGGAGAAAGAGCTCCGTTATTGCTACGGAAAGTCTTACTCGCATGTGTATAGTCTTTTAAGAAATCGTTACCAAAGAATCCTTTGAGAAAGTCTTCACCGAAAGCCATAAGTTACTCCTCTAACTTAATTAGCCAGTTACGACGTCACCCAGTGTTCTTCCTACT